CAAACCATAATTGGGGGGTCACAGCAGACTTCAACTCTCACGTATGTGATAAGCTTATCACTGGTACTGCCGCGGCAAATAATGTATGGCCTGGATCGACTACCATTAATCCAGGTTGGCATACCGGAGGTATTATTGATACAAACCAAACGGTTAACATGCCAACGCGATATGCTGAAATCTCGTGTTTACATTGTGACGAGCAAATTAGTATTCCTATTTTTCTTTCATTAACTGGCTCCGCTTGTTTTGTTGCGGTGTGTCCGAAATGTCAGAGGCGATTTATGGTGCATGATACTATATGCCATGATGAGTGTGACTGTAAGTTAAGTTGCTTAGGAATCGGAATATTTATAAACCTGCATAAATATCCTATAATTGATCTGAAGACTATTCGTGAACCTGAACCAAAGTGGATTGTAGATATTCCAATTGTTGTAAACGTGCAATATTTGATACCTCAAGATATTTATATTATACAAAGTGAGATAAGTTACGGTGAACTCAAACCAATTCAAAACGACTGGCTCACAGGAGATCCGTTTCAATTGCCCAATGTGTCCAAGTGGTGATACGGAGTATCATCTTTATTATAATCCTGCGAAGAGTGTTTTCTTTTGTCATCGATGCCATTATACTGGACATGGATTTCCCAAGCTTGTCACGTCTTCTTTACCTCTAGTAACATTACCTAAAGAAGTAAAAGCAAAGGATCTCGAATGGCAACCTCTTCACTGGCCTCCTAGTGGTATTCTTGAGGGTGCGATCTGGGATTATTTACTTACAACACGAGGTATAACATTTAATGTTATTGACCGCTTCAAATTAGGTTGGGCTCATAAGATACCTTTAGCAGTAGTAATACCGTTAATACAAGAAAATGATATTAGAGCTTTACAAGTACGATTCTTGAGTGACTTAATGAAACCTAAATATTTGAATTATGCCATTGGAGATAAACCAATGGAGAAGTCAGAAATGATATTTAATATTGATACGGTTATTAAAGGGGTTACTAAGTTATATATAATGGAAGGTGTCTTCGATGTTATGAAATCTGCTATTTTAAATAGTGTCTGCACCTTTGGCAAGAATATTTCAGCGTCACAATTAATAATGATTAATAAGATTCCGAAAGAAAAACTCGTGTTATCTTTTGATTTTGATGTTAAAATAAAAGAGATAATTGAATCGATCAAAACATTAGAATCGTTTGGTGATGTCTTCATTAAAAAAATTCCGGAAGGAAAAGATCCAGGAGATTTTACGCCTGAAGTATTCGAACTCTTTCCTGAAATTACATTACAAGAATACATACTGGAGGTGTTACAATGATCGCTATTATCGAAAAGGGAGTATTAGGTGATCGTGATGGATTGCCAATCTACTCAATCATGATTGATGAAGAGACAGATTCTGAAGTTAACTTCATGGCAATGGTGCAAATTGATGGTACGATGAATGACTTAGTCGACGATCTCGACATTAATCCAGAGCTGTTAAAGCAATTGGAAAATCTACCAATGTTTGGTAGTCTTGAAGTTGAATTAAAAATCGGGTTGGATGTGCCAAAATGAGTCCGAGAATGAGAGTATTAATCCGCGAATTTGCGAAGGCCTTTTTAGATGGGCGAGATCCATTTAATCACGACTTCTTGATTATGCATAATGTCAACTCAGCTGAATTAGCCTCACTGGAAGATTTTATCGGCAGCTTATTAATGATGTACTTGCAGCAATCAGGAGGAGTACCTGAATGAGACTTCCTAAAATGGCGTTTGAAGTCCCAAAAAAGAATCTAACCTTTGGGAGTTCGCATTGCGATTACCTTTTTGTCCTAGCCCATCTCATGCATATGCAAGAGTATCGAAGCGAAGTATACTCTTGTCAGGATAGGGGCATGGAAGTTTATCTGGATAACTCTGCCTTTGAATTGAAAGAGTCAGTAGGTTTAGACTCTTATGTTGGTTTAATCTTAGAGTTAAACCCTACCGTCGTAGTTGTACCAGATGCGCTTGGCGATCTTGCAAAGACAATTCAACTTACTCGCAGGTTTTACGATGGTGTTCCTGAAAAGATTCTTGATCGATACAAGCTTATGATTGTGTTACAAGGCCAAAATAATTATGAACGAATGAAATGCTTACATATAATTCGTTCGTTTGGTTATCCATTTCATATTGTAGGATTACCAAGGCACGCATGTCCGGATAGGGTAACTCTCCTAAGAGCTGTAAAAAGATTCACCGGTAAAAAACCAATCCACTTTCTCGGGCTCCCAGATCCTCAAGAATTAAAGGGATTGAATGAGGTGATTGATTCTGTAGATACTTCTTGGGTCTCTAAATATTCAATTGGTAAAGGTGCTAACGACTATTTAGACTTTGAGAATGATGAAATTAACGAGGAAAAGTTTCTCGAAGGCTTGAATATATTAAAAAATAGTTTTTAAGTTATGAGGAAACCATACAATGTCAACCATTCAAGATTATGTTAAAAATCTTTTACTCCAAAGTACGCCAAATGCGGTAGTACCTCCACAAAAACCAACGCGACCATTTAATGGTTTGGCATTTGTTGGTATTGCTCCAAGTACAGAGGAAGTAGAACAAGGTCAAGTATTCTGCGGACCTTCTGGGCAAATATTAAATAAGTCTTTGCATCTTGCTGGAATTGATCGTACTGAGTGTTGGACGGGAAATTTAATTCCCGTTAAGCTTCCGCAGAATAGACCTCCTTCAAGAGGTGAAGTGTCTTTATTTAGAGGAAGCTTAATTCAAACTCTAAAAGAAATGAATCCTAAAGTTATTGTTACGATGGGAGCTGAACCTACCCGAGCTTTCTTTCCAGAAACAGATATTCAAATCATGACGATGCGATCACATGTTCTTGAATGTCCTGATTTACCTGGTGTACAAATAATTCCTACAATACATCCTTCATTCGCTTTGCGCCAAAGTCTATCTCTTGTCGCGTTACTCCTCAATGATTTAATAATCGCGAAAGATGTACTCGCAGGTAATCCTAGATATCGTCCTTGGACATATGAGTATATCACTAATCTCGAACAGTTAGAATCTATTCTTACTGAACATAAAGGTGAATTACTTTTTATTGATACTGAAGCAACGAGTACGAATCCCCATCAAGCCGAACTTTTTATCGTCAGCTTTGCCTTCTCAGGTAATCCTGATAAAGGTTTTGTTATCCATACACCCTCTTTAAATTACGATGGTGTAATGGGTCCTGAAGAGTTATTAGATGGTACGAATCATTTAACTCCACGAGAAAGAGTTTTGGATATTTTAAAGAAACATAATTTTCAAACCGGCATCTTTAATATGTTGTATGACTATATCCTGCTCCAAAGATTTGGATATGCTCCAGATGTTCATATTGATCCGATGTATGCGTTTACTCTAATTGATGAAAACTGCCCTAAAAGTTTGTCTAACCTTGGGAGTTTCTTTAGCGGTATTGGGCCGTACACTATGGATTATGCATCAACCGATCTTCAAGAATGGTTGCCGTACGCTGCTTGCGACGCAGTAAACTCCGTTCGAGTTTGGAATGCAATAAAGAAAAACTTTGAGGAGCCTACGAAAAAGAATTTACTTTTCAAGTACTTAATGCCTCTTTTGAAAACGCTCGCGAAAGTTTCAATTACTGGTTTAGGGGTTGATCTAACAAAACTTGCTGAAGTAGATAAGCAATTATCGACGGACATTAGCACGAAAGTTCAGTTGATGCAGCAAGCTGTTGGATTTAGTTTTAATCATAGATCAGGTGATCAACTCGCTAATGTTTTTAAGAAACTTGGTATTCCAGTTCGTGGAATGACAAAGACTGGAAAGCCAAGTTTTGCTAAAGAAATTTTAAAGGGTATGGCAGAAAGATATCCTTTCGTACAAACGTTGCTAGATGTTAAGTCAATGGAGAAGATGCATTCTTCTTACGTGAAGAATATTCAAAACTATGTTGATGAGCACAATCGAGTTCATACTAGTTTTGATATTAAGAAAACTGGAAGGCTGTCCGCTAAAGAACCCGCTCTTCAAACTTTGCCTCGTAAGTCTATTATCCTTGAACTGTTCGCCGCTAAGCCAGGGCATACATTAATCAAGTGCGACTTTAGTGCCGCAGAGTTAAGATGGATGGGATTCTTAGCGGGGCAAACTGAATGGTTAGATCCTACGATTGATATTCACGTGAATAATGCATCTTTCTTCTTTAAGGTGCCGCGAGAGCAAGTAACTGATGAAATGAGAACGAAAGTAAAGTTCGTCGCTTTTGGCAAGATTTACGGCTCGTCAGATGCACTCCTCGCGAAACAATTAAAAACTACGGAGCAAGAAGCAAAGAAACTTAATGACATCTTCTTCAAGACGTTTCCTAAAGTGTATGACTTTATGACTCGCACTGAAGAAAAAGTTAATGAAGTTGGTACTGTTCAAAATTGGTATGGTCTTGAAAGACACTTCTTTTTTGATATGCAATTTGGAACTCATCAAGATAGAGCCAGAGCAGTTCGTGAGGGATATAACTTTGGACCGCAATCAACTGTAGCAATGTGGACGAATATGTCTTTGATTAAAGTGCAAAATTGGCTTGAACAGAATATGCCCGAAGCTCAAGTTGTCCTTCAAATTCACGATGCTATTGTTGTTGAGACCCCAAATGAATTGCTACCCAAAGCTGTCGCAGCAATTTGGCATTTACTCCGTAGACCCATTTGTAAAAAGACCGGTTTCTTTTTACCAGTTGATACTACAGTTGGTACTGATTTAAAACATCAGGAGCTAATCATACCCTTTTATGTACAAAATCTAGAAGAGATGGGAGACATTCCTTTACAAAAGGCATCATAAATGGTAGATGCGATTAGCCTCATAGATTTATTTCGTTCATTCTTTCATTGGTGGTCTAGTGATGCTGGCACTGAATATCGATTTTTGTTCATTATTGTAAATGCCCTACTCGGAGCAGTTAATCTTTTAATCATCGCTATGGTGATTTTTTCGATTAGGAAATTTCGTAAAAGAGTCAGTATTCAGGATCAAAGTAGATTGGCTTATCTGGAAGAATTTAAGGGTTATATCCATCAAATGTTTATAAAGATGGATAATGCGACTGAGCAATTAAATCGCATTGAAGATAGACAACGAGGCCATAAATGTGGATCAGATTAGGTGACTGTAATCGTTGTGGTAAATGTTGTCATTTAAAAAACTTACTTAAATCATCCGTTCATCAAACTGGTACTCAGTGTAATAATATGGATGCTGTTTGTAAACATTTAAAGATGGGTGAAGATGGAGCTGAGGCAACGTGTTTAATCTTTGGTAAGCTTAATAGACCTGTAGCGTGCCTTCTTCATCCTAGCAGCCCTGATTCTTTAACCCCGGATTGTGGTTATTCTTTTGTTTGGGTAATTTGTGATTAGGAGTCATTATGAAAGTAATCTGCGATTGTGGCACTGAAATGACGCCAGTAGTTGATGAAAATGGTAAGTTGGAATATTGGTTTCCGGTTGTTACATTACATTTTATGGGTCGAATGTCTTTTGAAGGTCGAGGGTTTTTCTTTGATTGCCCTAAATGTAAACAAGCTGTAGTTGTAAGCCCACGATAATTTAATGGCTCGTTGTGATTCATGTCGTCGATACGTTTCTATTCATTTTGCGTGGTCGACAAATAGCATTGATACTCTTTGCGAGTGGTGTTATATTCTTAGAAAGACAATAAAATATAAGAAGAGGTTGAGAAATAAAATATGTTCACAATTAAACGCAGCCAGAAATTTGAGTATGCGCACCGACTTCTAAATCATCCAGCTCTATGCCAATATCTTCACGGACATTCAGGTAATGCTGAAGTAGAGATTATGTCTAGTACTTTGGATGAACAAGGTATGGTTGAGGATTTTTCGATTCTCAAGAAAGCGATGAGTGAAGTTCTTGACTTTTGGGATCATGCGACGCTCTTAATGCGGAATGATCCGCTCGTTTCGACATTTCAATTACATCAGCAACGGCTATTTCTCTTTGATGAACCACCTACTGCTGAAGTTATGGCAAGGACTCTTTTCAATGGACTGCAAGAATTTTTTCCTAATCGAGTGAAGAGAGTGACAATTTCAGAGACAGAGAAGAATCAAGCAACTTATGATCGGGGAATTTCATGATCACTCAAGCTGAAATAATTGAAGTCTTAAAAATGCAGTCCATCCTTAATGGAGTTATCTGTTTAATGATCGCTCTCTTGGGTGCTTGTGGTACATATGGCGCTTTCTTTGTCATTAAGGCCGGGCTCAAGAACACAGAAATTGAAACGAAAAAGTGGATGGTTACTTCAGGAGTAATTTTAGGTGTAGCATCTCTTTCATTATTCTGTGTTTTCTTTTGGATGGGCTTAACTCGCGTTGCTAATCCTGGAATGTCTGCTGTTGAGTACTTAGTGCGTAACGCAAAAGGAACATTGTTTTAATGATTTTGGAGAGCGACCTCCTGCCGGTAATCGCGAGCCCGCCGGTTTCCTGGGTTAGTTTACTCTACGGGTATTGAGGCTCTCCAAAAATTCCCATGACCGCTATCCGTAGAGGGGCTCGCACTTCATATGAGTACATTTGTTGAACTATATATTTTAGGAAGAGTAGAGTTAGAGGATATNGATCGTTTNATTGAAGTATGGCATTCTAATCGTTACGAGACTCGAACTCTTCACGAATATCTTGGTTTAACTTTTGAGGAATATAGTAAGTGGTTAAGAGATCCAACAGTGCTGAGAGTATTGAGGTTAGTGCCATCAAACAGTCAACAAAACCAAAAACGAAAAAACCGCGAATCAAGGTGAGCTCGGCTAAAGCTAAGGGGAGAAATCTTCAGCAATGGGCGTGCCAAAAGATTAGTGATCTCATTGGTCTAGCGTGGGGAAAAGACGAGCATATATCATCACGTGAAGGTGGTCAGGCTGGGGTTGATGTCCGATTAGTTGGCGAAGCGAAACAGTTATTCCCTTTTAGTGTAGAATGTAAAAATCATAAAACTTGGCGAATGAAAGAATGGATCGATCAAGCTAGCTCTAATCAAATGCCAAATACTTATTGGTTGCTTATTTTAAAGAAGTCTGATATAATTAAAAAGAATAGAATAGATAATGTTGTAGTAATGGATGCAAATGATTTTTTTGAAATGTTATCGCATCTTGGGGGGTTTAGTAAAAAGTGAGTTTGCCAGAACCGATTATCGCGTTAGATCATCCTAATAAAAAGAAAGTTTATGAAGTACTAACAACNNTAAACGANCTTGCTAGTTACTGTAAGATTGGNCCAATNCCATTANTGAATTATTCTACNACNCTTATACANGANGCACAAAAATTAGGCTGGAAAATATTTCTTGATTTAAAAGTATATGAAACACCATCGACAATAATTCAAGTATTAGATTGGGCTGGACAAAATAAAATTGATTTAATGACTGTCAGCTATACGCCAGATTCGAGAGTCTCTATTAAACATAAACGTTATACGAAGATACTTGCGGTTAAGACTTTAACGACATCTTCAATGATTGAAGAA